AACTTTATTAGAATATGTTCTTTGGATATTAATGGAGTCTATAAGAATAGAAAACCCTAATTCGTACTCAGAGTCATATTCCATTATAACATCTTGAGGAGTTCCGTTTGTAGTTTGATTTTGGTAATTGTCTGTATGAAAGAAATCATTAGATATTGGAAATACAACTGTATCAATATTGTAAACTCTTGCAGTTTTAATTATTAATTCTTCTGTCATCTCAACAAAAGTTCTAGCTCTTTTCTCTATACTATTGTTTCCTTCAATATACTTTTTAGCTAAATGATAATCAGAAATAGATAGTTCAACATCTATTGTATTTTTATCAGCATCTAATTTAGTTTTGTTTATTTCTACTTTAGAAGGTTTGTAGTTTTCTAAAAACTTTGAAAAGTCTTCAGCATTGTAATCAGCAGGTCCTTTTCTTTTAGAAAAAATAGAAGATGTAAACTTACCACTTGGTAACATCTTAGACCAATAGTTTGTAATTATATATTCATCTAAGTTTATTTTATGAAGCTTTGCTAGTTCTAAATGATCCTTAGGTTCATAGCTTGTTACAAGTGTACTTTCTACTGTTCCTTTTTCTAAGTTTACTTTTTTTACACTTTCAAGATGTGATTCATTTACTTTTGTAAAAAAATCACCTTCATCTTTTTCTGAAGTTCTGATTTCTTTTATTAAATCACTTACCTCTTCTTCTGTAATATTTAATTTTTCTGCGTAAAACTTTTTACTTTTTTTCCAGTGTAATAAGTTTTTTAATTTATCTAATAGACTTGGGTCGTTAGTCATGCTATAATAATTAAAATATTGTAAAGATATAAAATTTATTTTGCATATCTCAAAAAAATTCACTACATGCAACCATCTTTATAATTAGTTTGGTTATAAATAAAAACTCCCAAGGGCTATTTGCCCTCAGGAGAAAACCTTGTAAAACCAACAAAACAAGGTTTAAATTAGTTTATTAAGTAGACTTTGCTTGTATCACTATCCATTGAGTTCCATCTGACCAAACAGTAACACCGTTATATGGTTTATTTAATGTATAGAATCCAGGATTTGGACTTCCATCTATACTTTCACCCACTGGTGCTAATACGTGTACTTTATCATTAGCAGCTAATGTACCATCAGATATAATTTGTATTTTTCTATAAGGTATATCTGCAGCCGATGGTAATGTTAAATCATATGTACCAGAAGCACCTGACCAATTTAAATATATAATATTTTTATCATCACTATAAGACGAGGAACCTCCTGGTGTAGCTGTTATGAAAAAAGGTGGTAATGAATTTAATTTAGATTCAATATATTTTTCAAATTCTTCAAGTGTTATTTTCTTAGATTCATCCTGTGTAACACGTACTAAATACATAAGATCTTTTGTACGTACCTCACTAGCAGTAATAGGGTCAAGTTCTGTTAATTTATCTCCTGTTGCCATTATTGTATTTTTATAAAGTTAGTATTTTGTTGTTGTATAGGGTCTCCTGTCTGTAAAAGTAAAAATGGTTGTGGGCATACAATTTGACCATCTTCAATGTCACAATTTGTAATATCTAACACTTCTGCATAACATCCATCAACAGGATTAAATAATTTATTTCCTATAATTAATGGGTAGTAATATGTATATGGAGAGAAATCAATTTCTGGAAAAGCATAAAATATAGAACCGTCTGCATTTAGTATTACACCATTATAACTTGGTGTTCCATTATATTCTTCAAAGATTCCTCTAACTAAAATCTTATCTCCCCACACTACTTGTAAGTCATAACCAATTCCATTAAGTCCTGTTCCAAAATTAGCAGATGTGTCTATAGAACCATCTTCATTTAATTTTACAATATAGTTTACTGTTGTACCATTATATTCTGTAAAATACCCTGTTACATAGAAAGAAGTTTCATTTTCAATTCTTGCTACTCTTTTTGGTTGATTATTTACAGTTGGAAAAAATCCTGAACCTCCATTAAATGAAGTGTCAATTGCACCTGTACTTGTAAGTTTAGTAATTCCTGCAGGTACACCTGTTCCATTATAACTGGTAAAATATCCAGTGATAAACATTGAGTCATCAGAATTTACTAAAACATTTATAGATGTATTGTTAAAACCTGAACCCATCACAAATGTATTATCAAATGTACCATTAGATAAAAGTCTTGCTATTCTAGTACAACTGTTTCCATCATACTGATCAAAAAATCCTGTTATAATTATAGAGCCATTTGAATCTATTCCTGAACCTAAAGTAAAATTATTAAAACCTGTACCATAAGTAAAAGAAGTATCAATAGATCCATCATTGTTTAAGCGAATTATTCTATTAGTAGCAGTTCCGTTGTAGTTTGTAAATGAACCTGTACATATTAATTTACCATCAGGTTGTTCTAGTATACTTTCACCAGTGTAAAGAACACCTGTAAAACCTGTACCAACGTTAAAGGAATTATCAATTGTTAGATTATCATTTAAACGTATTAGTGAATTATAAGACTCTGTTACACTACCATTAAGATAGTCTGTAAAGTTTCCGTAGAAATAAGTTTGATTAGGTTTAAATATATAATCTAAAAAATAAAAATCAGAAGGAATAAATTGATAACATCCTAAATCTATATCAAGAAACACAGGACATTCTTTAGTTGTAGATAGTGCTCTTATTGTCTGAGTACCATCTGGTATGTTGTCACTAGGAAAGCCATCTATTAAAGATTGTCTAGAAACATTGGTTTCAAACGCTGATAAATAATTGTCCACATCTGAATATAGCAAAAAGTTATCAGCGTTAATACCTATGTTCAATATTTGAATTATTCCTGTCATTCTTTATTAAATTATTATGGTATAACTGGAGGACAATCACCGTTTACGCTACAAGAACCTCCGTTATCTGTCACAGTCATTCCTTCAAGTGCATCGAATAGAGTCCCAGATTCTCCGTATTTAAATAGCTCGCTTAACTGGTCAACACAGAAACCAAAGTAACTAGATCCACCTGATGGTGTACCTATAGCATTCCTTAAATTTATAGGTTGTGGTAAAGTATCTCCACCACATGGATATAAGTTATAATATAGATCTTGTCCACCATCTTCTAATAAATCATCACGTACGCCCACTGTAATACAGAAACAATTCTCTGGTGCTACAGATGTTGTAGTGGTAGTTGTTGGTGGTGTTGTAGTAGTTGTAGTGCTAGTGCTACTGCTTGTTGTTGTAGTAGTTGTTGGTGCTATAGTGGTACTAGTAGTAGTTGTTGTACTAGTAGAGGTGCTTGTACTTGTTGTTGTACTAGTACTAGAGCTGGTAGTTGTAGTAGTAGTTGGTTGACAAGGGTTTTCTAAATCTATAAATGTATCACATGAACCAGTAGATTGAACTCTAATAAACGTTGTTCCATCAGGAGGAGTTGTAATATATCCCGAACCTGTAAGTGAGGCAGCATCTACTCCTGTTTCAAAAGGTGTTGTATACCCATCTACATTTGAATATAAGTCAAAAGGTCCTACTCCAGATCCTGCTGGTATTACTAATGATATTTGTATTTCTGGTTGCATATTGTTGTTTTTTTTTTATGTCAAAGGTATGTCTAAATAATTAACACAGTCTCCAAGAGCTTGAACTCTTACTGATGTAGCATTATCAGGAATTATAAATTCAGTACCTGAAGTTAAAAGCACCTTAGGTATATTTGAAGCAAAAGGATTTAAAAACCCATCGCTATCTGAATATATATCAAATAGACTAGTGTCTCCGCCTGCTACTGTTAATGTTATTTCTACTGTCATTATTTCTTTCTACAAAAGAATGATTTAAAATATTTTATCCAACTTCCACTATAGTGCTTATTTATAACATTTACTTTTAACATTGACCCATAGTATATCAATGTAGTGAGTGCCACTAATGTAGCTAATATTTCGTTTCCTAATAATAACATAAGAGATATTAATCCTATTTCAATTTTATAGTACATTTTTATTTCTTTTTATTTCCAAGTGAATCTTGTATAATTTTTGCAAAAGCAATGATTTCACCCCAGAGAAAGATAATTCCTAGTCCAGTAAATACTGTATTATTTAAACCCCAATGAAAATCATCAAAGATTAATAATGCTGATAAGGCTGGAGCATATAACCCTATTAGTAAACAAACGTGACCTAGAACTATAGCTAAAACTTTTTTATATTTTTCTAAAAATGGTGACATTTTAATTATTATTTTATTTTGTACAGCTACAAGATGTTGGAGGATTTTCACCTTTAACATACATAGTTTGACAGCCACATGGCCAATTTAAAACTACATTATCACAATCAGGATTAACAGGTAAGAAGGCATCTTGATAATTATTACAACTCATAATACTAAGGTATGTAAATTATATAATATACACCAGTTCCTGGTTGGTAATTTTGATGTCCTTGATTTCCACCTGTGTCAGCATTTGATACACTTACACTAACAGTTTGAGTAACTTCACCTGTTAGTCCTCTTGTAGCTGCATCTGATGTTCCTCTCATTGCGTATCCTAAATTACCACCAGTTGAATAACTTTGCCTTACTTGATTAGTTGCGGTAGGTGGATCTGTAGTGTTTGCACTTCCTAAGGATACCATAAGGTGACTATGTGTGTCAGGAGAAAGAACAGCTGTTGTGGTTGCAATGTGTGAGTGTGAAGGAATTTGTCCTTCAGTTAATACAACACTATTGTCTCCTGTTGTAGAACCTAGTGTATATGCTGGGTTACCTGAAACAGCAGGATCTACTGCTGAAGACATTGTTCCACCACCCATTCCTGCTGTTGCTCCTACTAACACTCTTCCTCTTAAATCAAGTGTTCCATTATTACCATTACATAAATATATTTTATTCCAGTTTCCTACACCTGCTCCAGAAGCATCAAAATTAGTTAATGGTCCTGCATAAGCTGTTATTGCATAAGGGGCCATTCTATTACTTATTAAATTTGCAGAAGGATCTGTTGATAGATAGTTTGCTATATAGGTGTTTATGTCAGATATTTTTACATATGTTGCATCTACAAGACTTATGAAAGAATCTAAATCTGTTTCAACTGCACACAACTTAGTTATTACAGCCTGTAAAACATCATGTGTATTTGTATTATCTGAAACAGTTAAACACCCTAATGTATATTCTGTATTTGGATTTTCATTTTCAAGAGTTATTATTTTTTCATCTACTTCACATAATCCTTTAATTAACCCAGTTAAGTAGTCATTTAACGTAAATGGACCAACTGCTGGTAAATTTGATTGTATAATATTACAAAGAACACTCGGTGAAACGTTAGGTTCAATACCTGTTCCATCTAGTGCACTTACTAAATATTGAATTATTTTTTGCTCAACACTTAGCAATGAGTCTCCATTAGATATTCCTAACTCTGAAATATCTTCACCTGTGTATCTTACACATTTATCTGATGTGATTTCTACACATCCACTAAAACAATTTGAACAAGACATATTTTATATTTTATTTTTATTATTATTTTTAAACTTTTGTTACTGAAATATTATCTAAAAGGATTTTATCTCCTGCTGCCCCTGAACCATTATTAGGGTAAAACCTCATTTTCATTGTTGTTGCAGTGGCTGTAACTGTAGCTGTATATTCTGTCCAAGTATTTGTTAGAACAACTGTGCTCCATCCAGTAACACCATCCCATAGTTGTATTCTACCATCTGATCCAACTAATTCTCTTGCCCATATACTAACGTTATATTGCTCACCTACTTCTACTGTAACATCATACTCAACCCTATCAAAACCACCTCCTGCAGCTCCATTTTCTAGCTCTATACAGTAAGAACCAAATTGTTGGTCTGTTGAATTAACAGATACAGATGTATTTCCTAACGTAGAAAAACCTGCTGTAGAATTTACTTCACCATCTGCATCTGCCGCAGCATTACCTGTAAACAATTCTTCTACAACTACTTCTTCTATTATTATACTACTTATCTCTAATAAATCACCTACAGTTCTTCCTCCTGCTGCGTTAGCCAAAGGATAGAATCTCATTTCAGCATCATTATTAGGATCGTTTGGTGTAAACAATACCTCAGCCTCTACCCACTGACCTGTCGAGAATGTACCACTTGGGTAAGTTACATCTGAGACTTCTCTCCAACTATTCATTGGGTGTTGAACTGGTGTTGTAGTTGATGTGTTTTTATATCTTATAGTAGCTTTGTATCGTGTGCCAACAGTTAAACCTGGTAATCTATTAAATCTATAACCAGCGTTTGATGTGCTTGTACTTCTAGCTTCTATTCCTATAGAAAAGTTTTGACCTACATCCGTAGAAACCATACTATTAGTAAAAAATGTAGAACTAGCTGACCAACCATCATTAGAATCTATATCATTAGCTCCAACTGCATTGTCCCAAGGGTATACATCTGTGCTTACTACAGATATATTATCAATGCTAAATGGGCCACCACCACCTGAGTTACTACCTTTTATTGTTATTTCATTTCTGTCTGCTACAGTATGTGTGTAACCACTTATAGTATGTGTGCCATTACCATAATTAGTATTTCCTTCTATAAGTTCATTTTGATTTCCTGCATACCAAGCTGTTCTTGCTGTACCTGCATTAGATATTGTAAATGTTATATTATAAGTACTACCTACTTTCATATCTGTAGATAATGACAACCTAACAAATTTGTCTCCGCTTGAATCTTTATTTAACGTACCACCAGAAACTGACCATCCGCCTGATGGAACGAAGACACCAGTTGAATCATCAAAGGTTCCGTTCTGAAGTATTCCACTGTCAAAAGGTGGATTTAGACTGGTTGTGGTAGTAGTTGTTGGAGTTAAAGTGGTAGTAGTTGTAGTAGTTGGTACTGTGCCACCAATTTCATCTACTTGATTCATATACTCCTCTAACAACGTATAACCACTAGGTTGTATTTCGTTGTGAACAGTTGAGTTTCCTGTAATACCGTTAGCATCTAAATATGCTTGTGGAATATAATCGTTAGTATCATAAAAATCTACAGGTCTTGAGTTTATAGGTGTTGTACTTATAGACGCTACAAAATTAGTAAATAACGTACTATTTATAGGATCGTTAACTCCACCATCATATGCAAAATCTGTTGCATTGTCATTTATAATATTACTATGATATTCAGTATCTAATGTATCCCTAAACTCGCCTACAGTTCCATCATCTTTCAAATACTTATAAGCACCTGAATTATTTGGTACTGCAGTTTTGGCTTGTTCAGCAGTTAAGAACGCACTAGGTACTCTTCCTACGTAACTCATAGGGTTTTCTACAAAGTAAGAATCATCTGCTTTGTTACGCTGCTGTCTGTCTGGTATTATCTCAGTACCATCTACAAGTTGACCTGCATGATGCATCCATATGTATCTATCGTCTTGAAACTCATTAGATATATCAGCATCACTATCATCATATACGTATAAATCTTGTATTACATTATTCTTCGAATATATTGTAACGGGATCAGTTGCATTAGTAGTAATACCATTAACTTCCCAAGTAAAATTCTCAGGAGCACCATTCCAGCTACTTCCTAAGTTTGTTCTTGTACCCTTGTAATAGTAGTTATTAAAATGATTAATTGCAGTACCATTTTTAATTACAGTTAGTCTATTAACCCAATCATAAACAACATTGTTATACACATCCACATTTTGTGCAGAAGTGTTAGGTACTCTATGTGTAGAATGATACATTGTATTATTTCTAAACGTAAAGTCTTTACTAAACAAATCATCAGTGTCACCAAAAAGTGCAGTCTTTGCGTTTTCTCCAAACATTATGTTTTGAAGTGTTACATTTTCACTACCCTCTCCTCTTATACTATAAGCCATATATTGTGCACCACTTATACTTAAGTGATCCATTATTATGTTTCTAGTGTAGTCACTTACACCGTTTCCTGCGTATTGTTGTATATTTTGGTACTCATCATTTCCTTGATATTGAGCTCTTACTTTAACATACCTCCATATGTGGTTTTCAATACTATTAAATCTACTGATCCCAAACCTTATGTTTTTATCATTAGATGTTATAGTTATACCACCTTGAGGAGCAGTTTGTCCAGCAACTGTTAAATTGTCACCTTGAACAATTAAACTACTTGTAAGCTCTATCGTGCCACTAACATCAAATATAACTGTAGCTGGTCTTGCTTGAGTAACCGCCCATCTAAAAGAACCTACACTACCATCATCTAATAAGTTAGTAACTTTATAAACGTTACCACCTCTACCTCCTGATGCGTATGCACCACCACCGTAAGCAGTTGGAAATGCTAATTGTTGTGCGGGAACTACATCTACTTGATTGTGAAAAGTTTCTAACCAGGTATAACCTGTTCCAGGTACAATATCATCATGTGATTCTCCATTCATATTAGCAGCTCTCCAAATATCAGGTATTCCATCTTTTAATGTAGATGTTAAAGGTGTAGCTGAGTTGGGTTGAGGGTACTGTATTGCAGGAAATCTTGTTTGGCTTGTTGTAGTTTGTTTATTAACGCCTAAATCACGATAAAATGTGTCTAAAGCATATTCATCTTCAACTACTGAACCATCATTAGTTAACCTTTTTGTATTTCCAGTATAAGGTAATACTTCAGTCTTTATATCAGCGGTATCATATATAGTACCAGCTTTGCCTATTAATGGAAATGCTGAACTTGCTCTTGCATCATTTGGAATAGGTAGGTCAGCTCCAATATCTGATCCTGAGAATGTTAACCAAACATCATCAAATTCAGGGTAGGCTGGAGTGTCTTGAACTCCAGTTATTATAGTACCACCTGCGTAAAGTTGACAAGGTGCTGTTGATTGATATTGCATTCTATGCCTTCCATAGTCATCCTTATTTGCTTGAACATACATATTCTGTACATTGAAGTTAGCATCACCAGTTGTTCTAATTAACCTTGAAGTATAATTACCTACAAATATATTATAAGCATCTTGTTGAGAATTACTACCGTAACCTAACATATTAGGAAATCTATAACTTATATCTTGATAAGAACAGTATGCAGTTGTAGCATTTGACTCACCTGTGTAAGCTCCTATAATAGAACCTTTTGAACTAGCTGCCATCATACACCACTGAACAGTAACGTTATTCATTTCCCCTTGACCACTACTACTAGCAATGCTAAAACATTCATCCCCTCCATAGAAGGCAGAACAATGATCAAATATTATATTTTCAGATACATTACCTGTAGAACTACTTATCCATAAAACATCAGCACCTGGAGCAACAGTTCCTATGTTGTAAAATGATGTGTATCTCCAAATTAAATTACTAATATTCTCAATTTGAAAATAATCTGTTGAAAATACTATATTAGAAGTTTGACCACTAACAGTTATATTTCCTTTATTAGTCTTTGTGCTAAAATCCAAAACAGTGTAAGCAGGTACATCGATAGTACCACTAATATCAAAAACTATTTCCTTAGCAGGTATATCTAATTCATAAAACATATTATAGAATCCACCTGAATAACTATCTGTAGCAGCATCGTATACTACTGCAGTATCCCAAGTTAAGGTGTCAACGTGACACACTTTACCTCCTCTACCACCAGTTGCATAAGCTCCTGCTCCAACTGCTGTAGGGAATGCTAATTGAGCATTCGAATCAACTCCGTTTAAATAATTTTCAATCCAAGTATAACCATTAGGTGCTATATCATTCGCAGTTGCACCATTAGGCATATTAGCAGCTTCCCAAGCATCAGGTATTCCATCACCATTGGAATCTAGTGGTGGTGTTCCACTTGTTATTACTGGGAAGGTGTTTGAGCCATTAGTATCCTTTTGTGGATATTCTGTAGAAATTCTTGCTTTGTCGTAATCTGTAATATAACTATTTATAATAGTTACAACTTCAGCATCTTCACTATCCCTACCTGGTAATGATGCACCAACCGTATCTCTTAAACTTTCCCATAATGTTTCACTATTTTCAAGACCTGCATCTACTATTGTGTTACCATCTGCTATTATTGGTGTTTGGTGGGGAGTTATTCTTCTAAATTCTTGAGGTATTCTGTAATAGATTCCATTAGTTCCTTCTACCCAACCTGGTGGTGGATTATCTTCATAAGCACTCAATTGAGTACCTTGTGATAAAGAGAACTCTTCATTCCAATCAGTAGGTGTTGTAATAGATGTTCTCCATTTATCATCAGTATTACCAAACATATAAACCTGAACTCTATCTTCAGCAGCAACTTCATTTATAGTGGTAAAGTTAGAACATTGCAAACCCCTACGCTTATTACCTTCCATAAGAAGTCTGTTACCTATCCAGTTAAGTTTAGCTTTATATTGTCTACTAAATGTAGTAGCGTAATTAAATCTAAATATTACATTATTTATAACTTCAAACTCAGGGTGCATATTTGGATCATCATCATAACCACTTATATCATTAGGCCCAGAACTAGCTATTGCAGGATTCCTTTGTTCAGTTGAACTAAATACGTTATTATAATAAGTAATCTTATTTACTTGGTATTTATTTAAACTATTTTTTTCATCTGACAGGCATTGATGTAATATACTATTTTGAACTGTAATATTATAACAGCCCTGTGTAGCATCTAAATTTCCATCAGGAGACCAACTAAGACTACAATGATCTATTATTACATCGTGAGCATTGCTTCCTATAACTCTTAACGAGTCTGCATTTGTATCATTAAGATAGTTTTCGGCATATCTAATTTTAAGATGCCTTATAATTACATCGTTTGTTCTTATTTCTAAAATAGGTCCATTTTGCCCTTCTTTAGTTATCATAAGACCATCGCCAACCCCTCCTTGTCCTGCGTAGGTAACAAAAGGATTGTCTACTTGTATTGGTGAAGTTACATTAACTCTGCCACCAATTAAAGGTATAATTATTCTAGGACCACTTGCTTCAAACGCTTCTCTTAAAGAACCAGTTCCACTATCGTTAAGGGTTGTAACAAACATTACTGTTCCACCTCTTCCACCTACTGAATTTTTACCATAACCTACTGCTTCTGGAAACGCTAATACTTCTTCCACAACTGTAGTGGTTGTTGTAGTAGTTGGTGGAACTAGTGTAGTAGTGGTTGTTGTAGTAGTTGGAGCTAATGTAGTAGTAGTTGTTGTAGTGGTTGGGGCTATAGTAGTTGTAGTAGTAGTTGTGGTTGGGGCTACAGTAGTAGTAGTAGTTGTTGTAATACTTGCAGCATTGCATTCCTCACAAGTGTTATAAACATTAGTAACTGTATACTGTGCAGGTTCTGTACTTTTAGCTATAACTCTATTACACCAATTCTCAAATCCAAAAACAGGTATTTGAACATATTGACCAATTGTTAAAGGTGAAGTAGAATTTACAAAGAATTGTACACCGTTCACTAGAGGGCAGTTTTTTGCATTGAAGTTTGAACGTTGCACTAAGTAACTTTGAACACATTCTATTTCACCACTTGTAATTTCACAACTTAATGTAGTAGTGCTAGTAGTAGTTGATATACATTCTGAAGGTACTTTTGGACACCTTAATTCACACCCTGCAGTTAATTTTACAATCTTTCCTACAATATCATCTATAGAAAAATCCTCTACATAGTCTTCATCTTCTTGTTTATTCACAAGAATTTCTCTATATGTTAGTAGCTGTGTAAGTTCATAATTAGGTACAGATTTATTTAACATGAAAACAATATTGCTATACATGTCATAACTTAACTCTGTTAATCTACAATCTATCTTTTCAAGTAAATCTGATATACTTATACCATTGCAACCATTACAATTTGTGAACTTACTTTTTGACATATTATTTTTTATTATTTACACCGTTACAATAACTACATAAACCATTTGTTAATTGGCACCCACATCCAACTTTTGTCCCACAATTTGCACATTGAGCCATATCATCTAAAGTTTAATAGATAGTTACTCCCTGAACACCCGCACCCACACTTATTAAGACGCTTTAGCATTTTTTCAGCTTGATTATATAACTTTACTGCTTCTTTGTCTGCACAATTGTTAGCAGCAGATATTGCACCTTGTATAAAAAATTTAATAGTGTTAAGATGTACACTGGTTTGTTTTGCTAGTTCACCATCACATTCTGTTAAATCTAACTTTAAAAAAGCATTGTTAAATTTTTCTTCTAATTGAGCAGTTCTTAGTATTGTCTTTTTTATCGATCTTGATGTTGCAGGAAACATTTTATTTATTTCTATATAATACTCTATGCAATATATACCATCAGGAATGTCATTTTTGCAACCTGTTTCAGTTATACCTAAATCATCTGACCCATAAACATTTGTACTATTTACTACAAAAGGTAAAGCCACTGGGTCAAATCCTGGTGGTGTAATTGTAACAGTTGGTTCATATACTATTGGTGGGTCATTAAGATAATAAGAAGCATCTGTAATAATAAGATACTTAGGGTTATTATTACACCCTGTTACTAAATCTAAATTATAATCTAACATACACTTTTGTAATTTATTTTTTTTAAATAAAAAATGCCAGAGGATTGCGAGAATCCTTCTCACCCTCTGGCATATATTATATCTACTTATCAAACCTTATTATGGGGCATCAGTAGTTGTGGTAGTTGTTGTTGGGCAAACAGCACCATATTCAACACCTTCGTATGCATTTACAATATTCTCAATTAAGTCATCTGCAAATTGTCCTTGAGGAATTGCAATAATTACCGTTTGGTCTTGCATTACATAGTCTCCCCACTGATAAGCTGACTTATCAATTTGGTTGAACTTAATAGTAATTGTGTCATAAATAACACCATCAGTTACATGAGATTCAAAGTTCTGGTTGAAACCATTCATTCTTAATAAAGACTTTAAGTAACCAGCTTGGTAACTGTAATAGTTCTTTTCAAGTTGCTTAATTTCGTCAGAAGTACCTCTTGCATAAGAAGACTCTTGAACCTTTGTAGCAGTTGCAACAGGGTCACAATTATCAGCTACAATAAAGTCTGCAGTGGTTGCAGGTCCTGAATAAACAAATGTTTCAAAACGCATTTTGTCAAATTCATGTGGATTTGCTGCTACATCACATGGCTGACCGTATTTTGTTACTGGCTTACCTGTAATTACTAATTTTGCAGAAGCATCATCTCCTACTCTTTCAAAAGTGTAGAAAGTGTTAAAGCTAATGTTGTCTGGGTTACTACCAGGAGCTGATTGCTCTAATTTTGCAATAACTTCATCAATTAATGCTGGTACATCAACATCTGTACATGGATCAGCTCCACAATCACAACATGGTGCATTTACAGTTACTGAACGTGTAAATCCGTTGAAATAAAGAGTATCGATGTAAGAAGAGTGAGCACGTAGTGTTAAAGTTACTACTTCACCACACTGTACAGTCCAATTGTCTACTTCAGTAATTTGGTTAAGAGCTGCTGAACAACCTTTTATTGAATAAAGTTCTGTTATGTTTGCAGTTTGATTAAAACCATTACCGTTCTTAACAGCTATCTTACCTGATCTTTTTGATCCTTGAAGATAAGTGTTTTCTCTACCTTGTGCTACGTAGAAGTATTGCTCATTATCTAGATCATCAACTATTGGATCAAATGCTGAGTAATCTGGATAAAAGAAACCTACTTGACCTGGAGTGAGGTCTTGTGTTGAACCAGAGCTAGGGAAATCAGTTTGCCCTACTGGAACCACGAATAACGTGGTTAATGAAAAATCCGCCATTGTTTATATATTTAAGGGGTTATTAATTATTCGTTTGTTTGTATTCTGAACTGTGCACTTTGTACAGCTGCACTATTTTCAGTATACATTGCTAGATTCTGAACTGTTAAATCTAAAAGTTCATCTTCTAAATATTCGTTTAGTTCACAATCTACATTTGTTGAAGGTTCACCATCAAATTGGACATATCCTTCTTTATTAATGTATACAGGATACCTCATATACATTACATTAAGGGTTTTAGGTGTGAATGTACCATCAGTATAAACACTTATCACATTTGAACTAAGAGAGTTTATAGTCTCTTGATATTCAAAACTTGGTTTGTAATGATCATTGTTTAGTAATAATGCTAAATCTCCATGTTTACTAAGATCTTTATTTATCCAAATCTTACGATCTTTACATTCACCTTTATCTGCTATAACATAACTATCTACATAAAACATGTATTTAGGTTTTAATACTGTTATGTCAGCATCCCATTTATGTATTTCTGTGTTGGCTTCTGTAAGAGGTAATGGTTGATTTTCATAATCTATAACTAAATTTTGTAAATCTTCATACCTTTTCTTAAAAGAATCCATTCCCAATCTATTTGGGATTGCAAAACCATCAACTTTTTGTTTTATCAACTTAATCTGAGCCTCATTCAAAGCTAAGATTTTATCTTCCAGTTGAATCTGTTGGTGCTCATTAGTTGATAATTTATTTAGTCGTTGATCTATTTTATATAATAAACTATCTACTTGTATCATTCCTTAATGCTATTTGTTTAGCTACATCAGAAGTGTAACATAAATGATTATCTTCAATTTTACATTTACCTTCTTCAGCTGCTTTAAATAAAATTTCTTTTATTTTTTCATCATCAACTTTAGGGTATAGTTCTAAAAATTGTTCTTTAAAAGTCATATTACACTGATGCTAGTTTTTTAGATTTAAGTTTTCCTTCTAATGTCAATAACTCATCTTGGTTATCTTCGTCAATTAAAAACTTTACTAATTCATCTTCATCTTTTGCTACTTCATATTCACCTTCATATACTGTCCCACTTGGTTTAATTCTATAAATTGAATGCTGAATAGCTTGTTTAACTAAATCTTTAATATGGAGTAAATCATCTTTCATGTTAGCAAACCTGTTAAATACTTCTACAGGATTTAAGCCTTTAAAGCTACCAGATTTAACTTCAGATTGTTTTAACATACTATCTACTTGATTGTAAACAACTTCTTCTTTTGTTTCATTTGTAACAGGTAGTCCTAAAAGTCTTGCAACTTTCTTTTTCTTTTCAGGTGACATACCGTCAAAGTTAATAATAGCTTTATTTATAAGTTGTTTTTTCTTATAAACAATTGCATTTTCAACTTCATCATCTACAACGTAGTATTGTGTATCTGCAGGAAATTCACCTCGTTCCCATGCCTGATAACTAGATGCAATTGTTGGATGCACTCTTAACCATGCAAAAGATAATTCTTGAAATGTTTGATTTAAATCAAATAAATTATCACCGTCTAATAACTTAACAGGTTTTACATGTAAGTCGTCATTTGTACCAGTAGATTTTCCATAGTTCCAAAATACTGCTCTTGGTCCTAGATCAATATCTCCTAAAGCAGTTTGTAATTTATCTCGTAATGCTGTAACTCTTTCAATTTCAAGTTCTTTTTCTGTTGGATCTTGAATACGTTTGATATAAGATGCATCAGGATCTAAGCCTGTTCTATACTTACCATCAAGTTCTTTGTAAGGATATTTAAAAACTCCTGTTCCAGGAATTCTACTCATCCCTTTAGCAGCTAATCCACTATCCATAGTTTGTAACTGAGAACTATTATATTCTCTTTTAATCGTAGAGATTTTTCCTATTTTACCCATAATGTAGTTTAATTAATAATTGGTTTTATTTGTAGAGCACTCTAATTGAATAGGTAGGAACTTAATCCAGTACTCTAGTGTGAGAAAGTTGTCCCCTCTGAGGAGGGACAGGGGTGTGAGTGAGGGGACACTTCTCTATAGTTTTAGAATTGTGGAATCTCTTCGATTAACACAGTTCTAGATAAATCCTCGATAAATACATCACAACGATCTTTCATCCAGATTTCGTACCCTGGGAATTTATTAGCAGAGCTCATACCTTGAGACTTAGCAAAACCTAAGTGGTGACGAGTTCCATCAATATAACCCCAAGTCATAGAAGGTGCACCCTTCATACGTACTTCACGGATATTGTTAATCATTGATCCATCAGATTCAGGTGATACATCAAATACCATAAATACAGGAGTAGACTTTTTGTTTTGTCCAAACTCTAAATTAGTTTGTGGTAAATCTAACTCTTTTAAGTGAACAAGTTCCACCTTACCTGTTTCTCTTGTAACCATTGCATCAAATGCAAAGTTATAGGTAATGTTTTGTCCTTGTCCTTGTAAGTATCTGTCTCCAGAATCTGCCATGAAAGTTAATCCAGAGTTTAATGCATCATCTTTTAAAGCTTGTTGGAATACATCGAATCCAGCTTCATTAGTATACATTTTAACTCTTCTATCTTTAACATCCACTCTTCTGTAGAATAAATCTCCAAATACTGAACGTATTAAGTTAGCAGAAAACTCTCCACGGTTATACTGTACTAAGTTACCGTTATTTCTCATTCTGTGGTAAACACCAGCAGAAGTTCTTTTCAATTCTTGTTTAGAACCGTTAGTCTTAACTGTTCCAGGCTTAGCCCAGATCATTCTCTTAACTTTCAATTCAATCATAGACTTACGCATCCAGAATTCAACAAACGGTTCCCATTTAACATCGTTACGAGTTAATGGTAATTGGTTGCGTCTTTGAGGAGCATATACTAAAATGTCTAATGCTTTTCCAGAAGAATCACGTAACATTTTGTCATCAGCCCACTCAGTGATTTTGTGCTCATATCCATATGCAGAACCTAAAGATTCAAACATAGTGATTTTCTCACCTAATCTAGGAAGACCTAATAAATCTTGATCAAATTCTCCAATTGCAGCATCGATTAATTCTAATTCAACACCTACTTGTAAGAATGTAGAAGAAATAAAATCTACAGTTGGGTTATCACTTACTAATGTAACTGTGTATAACCATCCTGCATTCCAAGGCTGTGGATCTTTTATTACATATAGACGTGGTCCATATTGACGTGTTCCTACAGAGATGATAGCATTTTTAGAGAACTCGTTTGTATCTAATACAATTTGAAACTCTTGACCATCTATACCTGGCTTAGCTAAATCAGTTGTGCTTTCAGGAATATCAATAATTACTGGAAATTTGTAAGGTACAGCGATATCCCATTTCCAAGAGTCACTATTCGTATCAATAAAGTACGGTGTGCTCTTGTTAATCATATCTAAGAAATCATTGCTATACAATGAAGATTGAGTATACAAACTGATAATCTTTTTATCATAGTCTGCAGGCTCTGTCGAGTGAAAACTTTCCAAGTGGTTTGCGTCTGTGAGTTTTCCTACAGCACGTTTATCCATGGATGCAACCCTCGCATAAGTAAAACCAGTTAATCCTGGTATAGTTTGAACGTTTGACATGTTATTCGTTTTTTGTTATTAATTATTATTTATAAAAACCATTTTGCTGGTTTAGATCCTTTTGCTTTAGACTTGTTACTTTTGTCAGATGTAACTTGTCTTGCGACTTCCGTAAACAATTGGTTTGCGTTTTTGGACGCACCTTTTCTTTGTATAGTAGATAGTGTGGGATCTTTTTCTAATATTTTCATTAGAAGTCCAACTTTCACTTTCATTTCGTGGTTCTCAGGTCTTTTTAAATCTAAAATAGCACGATCAAAATCAGTGAGGTTCTCTCCAGCAGGAGTCTTCCACTTATCCACTAGTAGGAAATCTTGTAGTTCGTTTGCTAAATTAGGGTTGATTGGAATACCATCAAACTCTTTTTCTTTTAGCTTATCTGATAATATAGTCTGAACATTATTTATATATTGGTTTCTAATTGCAACCTTTTGCTGTTGAATCTGTTCAGCTTCTTTATCTAGTTCTTGAAGCTTTTTAGCTTCTTTCTTTACTAATACTTTATGATGTCTTGTAGCAACAGTTTCTAAATCACCGTAATTCTCCAATCTTTCAATTTCATTAGTTATGTCTTCTTGGTCAAAACCTTGATCAGCTAACGCTTGTTTCATAATTGAAACTTGGTTTTGCTCTTTTGATAAATCCATTTCTGAAAAACTTACAACTTTATTGTATGCTCCAAAGTATTCTTTTGGATCAACGCCTTTTACAAAAATAGAATCAAAGGCTTGTTGATAATCTTCTCCAAATTGACCAATGAAGTTTTGAACTAGCTCTGTAGCTCCTTTTTTCTTCTCAGCATTGAATCTTTCTAAGAACTCTTCTGGCGTGTTGATTGAAACTTCTTCATCTTCTTCCTTATTAAATACACCTAAGTTAAATAAGTCATTAGCTAAAGCAGTAAATTTAGTTCCATCCACTTCAATTTCTTCTTCTTCCTGATCTTCATCATCGGTATTTTCAACCTCTCTAGTTTCAGTAATTTCTGCATCTGTTGTAGAGTTATTACTATCATCCTCTTCATCTTCATCAACATCACTTAGAAAATCAGCTATTAATGATTCTCCTGATTGTTTTTCCTCATCAGTTTTACCATCTACACTTTTAGGAGGTGTGATGTCTTTACCTTTTGGTGGATTATCATTTGTTTCTGGTTCTGGTGGAGTGGTTTCATTTACTATAGGTGTAACATCATCAGGGTTACTTGTTGAAGTTTCTGGAGACATTAAATCGTTTAATAATTGTTGATCACCTGCTCCTGTTTCCATAGTATTTTGTATACCGAACGGATTACCTGTTTCAGACATATGTAGTTGTTTTTTTGTTAAAAAATTGGTTTATAATATAAAATTAGAATAACACTTATTATTCACCAAGAATATTTAGCGAATTTGCAAAATATTTTTGCATAATATAGCATTAACTTTTTTTGGTACTAATTCAGTTAGTTATTTTTTTCTTCCTTTTGCATTCATTTTAGCAACAGCTAAATCATTTGCTTGATTGTCTCTAGCTAACTTAATCTTTTCTCTTTCAATCTGTAACTTTTGCTGAGCCAAACTATTCTTAGAATTTATATCAGCCATTTTACTTTCATAGTTTTTTCTAGCAGTAGATTGTTGAATTGCTAACTTTTCTATTTCCAATGAGTCTGGGCTACCAGAGCTATCTAAGTCTTGAGTTGCTGATCCTTCTTTAGACATTGCATTTATAATAGCAATTTCTTTTTTGTTTACACGATCAAGTTCATTTTGATAGTTTTCATTAGCCTGCTCACCAGCAGCTAATTGTTCCTGTTGTTGCATTTGAGCTTGAGCAATTTGTTGCTGTTGCTCTAATTGTTGCTGTTGTAACTGTTGAGCTTGTTGTTGTTGCTGTAATTGCTGATCTCTTAAATCTTTGAAAGTTTTCTTCATTTCTCTCATAGACTTAGTACTATAAAGTTCAATTACATCATATAAGCTTCCACCGTTTTGAATAAGTGCTTGAGATAGTTGTCTAAGCTCATTAAACATTTGTGTATCTTCTGGTCTATTTGTTGGGAACACTTTTAAATCACGAAGTTTTAATTCGTTTCCATTCACTTGTACAAATGCAGATTCTCCTTCTGACGTTATATAAGAAAGTGTAGATTGAGGCTTAGAGCTCTCTATATATTGAGAAGCGTCTATAATTGCTTGATATAATTGACCTGTTACATACTCGTGAGCTACAAAAAGAGGCTCTGTCTGAGAGTAACTCTGTTGCATAGCAGTATTTGTACCTGTAGCTGTTTCTGATGCAGCTATAGAGCCCATACGTTGTTTAGACATACCAATAAGTTCCCAACATTCTATTTTCATCTGTTGAGCTAATGTATATCTGGACTGTATTTCTTGTGTTCTAGTAAGATCTAGGGATGTAAACTGATTAAAGCTACTTGGTGCCTTCAAATTCTCTGGGCTATCATCTACAAATACCACACCACGTTCTCTAGCTTCCATTTCCCACATATCTAATGCATCTTGTGCATCAGCATCTTTTGGAATAGGAATATGTCTCAATGACATTAATTGCACCTTACCTACTTCTTTTTCTAGTAGCTTGTATAATTGATTCATACAAACATTATAGATAGTTTGGAAAGGTTTCATTAAATCAACTAAAGATCTTGCCTCTGTATTCTTCACTTCATACGTAGTACCTATAATTGGACAGTAGTCTAGTAATTTATAAGGTTTAACATGATAAATGTCTGG